GGATGTTCCAAGCCGCCGCCCGAAGGTGGGGTTCATCTTTCATACCCATCATGTACTTGGCAAGGTGGCGGAAAGCCGAATCAATCAGGCTGTGAATAGGAATGCCCTTTTCACAGTTTCGTTCCCCGTACTTCAACGCCCCTTCCTCACAGTGCTTGGAAACCTCCACCAAGGCTTCCCACGGCAATAAATCCATCCGGCCCTTGCCGGTGTGCATATCCCGAACCGCCCCGGTATCAAACTGGGTGCGCTCTCCACTATCTTTAATCATGCCATCCACTCAACCTTTCCAATTCTTCAAGCGCCGCCCACACCATTTCCCTTGCTTCATGGGTGGCGGTATTTTTTGCAATCGCTTCATGTAAGCGGCTTTCCACATATCCGTGATCCAGCGGGTGGCAAGTGTCTAAAGCATTGCGGAACCTGATTGCTTCATCCCGCAATGTGGCGCACTTCTTTTCCAACCGCTCCAACACTTCCTGAAGAACGGCCTTCTGGTATTTGGCGATTTCCTCAACTTCCTTCTTCAGTTCAGGGTTTTCACCATATTCAATGGCCAAATTCACATCAAGTCCATGTTCAGAACAAAAGGCTTCAGCATTGTACAGGCTCACAAATACCCGCCGCCCCACTTTGGCATAAGGGATATTTTTCTTCTTGAATTTAGAATATTGGTGGCTCATATTTCACCATCCTTTCAGTTGAACCACTTGATCACCGGATCACCGGTGAAGCCTTTTTCCCATACATACCACGCATAGGCTATGGCGCTATCTGTTTTGCTCATATCCCCGTTCTTATAACAGGCCAGCCGGGAACGGGATATGTAAACGGTTCGGGGGGGGTACTCTTGAAGAATAGTCCCCGCTTCTGTCCCTCCAAAAACTGAACCTTCAGGAACATAGCCACTTTCCCACTGGGCCTGACGCTTTCAAGCGCCTTCTGAACAAATTCAAGGCCCATTGAATAAGGCGGGTTTGTGATTATATCCCCTTCAAATCCTTCAAGGGTTTCCGTCAGAAAGTCCAGCGGTTCAGGATCGCCAAACCCACGGTAAATCAAATCTGTGGAAATAACTTCATAGCCGTGGGCCTGAAGCACCTTGGAAATGTGGCCTTCCCCACAGGCCGGTTCCCATATCACCGGGGCAAATGGTTCCAGTTCCAGTAATAGCTCCACAGCCTTTGGATCGGTTGCATAATAATCATGCTGTTCCCGTTCTTCCAAGGCGCGGTTGGAAGCGCCCAAAGTGGTAAATATGCTGTTTTGATTTCTCATTCTTCACCATCCTTTTCTTCAACAAACACCCTCGTTTTTCGCCCCTTAATGTATTTGGTACCTGTAACAAATCCGCATCGTTTGCAAATCTGTCTTGAAAATTCAATAGCAGAAAGGGCTTGGAAGTTGTTTGCAATACAGTATTCCTTATAGCGCCGGTAAACGGTGTTGGTGGCTTCATTTACAATTCCATCAAGGCCCACTTCCTGAATGAAGCCAATAATGGGGTTATTGTTCTGCTCATATTCATCCAACTGCCCCTGAACTCTCTTGGAAGTGGTAAACCGGGCATTGTTCAAAACCGTTTTCAAAGCGTTCAAACCCAACAAAATCAGATATTCCATAGATTCTTGTTCACACAGTTCATCCTTAATAAACGGGCGGAAATCAGGGTCATTAGGGCTGAACTTTGCATCAAACGGAACAATTACCAACCGCCTTTGAACGGCTCCAGTCTTGTCCTTCATGCGGGGAATGTTGTTGGCGCTGAATAGGAACTTTGCGTAGTTGTTGAATTCAAAGGGGTCTTGCCCTTTGCGCTCCACATTCACCCGATCACCTGTAACCAGCTTTTTGAACACTGACGCATTGGCAATGAATTCATCCCCAATATCATCACCGATGTTTGCCAGCTTCCCGAAAAGTTCAGCGGTCTTGAACCTGTCCCCAAGTTCCTTCAGGTCAAGGGAAGCAATATTCTGATTTCCAAGCATATTCTTCACCACATGAAGAAAGGTAGATTTGCCGTTGCTCTTATCGCCAATCAGGATGAAGGCTTTTCCAAGTTCATTGCGGCGGTAAAGGCAATATCCCACCATTTCTTCCAGCAAGGCCCGAACTTCAGCATCATCACAGGCCAATCGGTTAAGAGTGTGATCCAGAAGATCAGAATGGGCGGCTGGGTTATAAGGCCACGGGATTTTATTGGTGATCACAATTTCAGGCGTGAAATCCTTAAATGAACCATCTTTGATGTTATAAAGGCCATTGCTGAAGGCAATCACATTGGGGTTGGTGGTTTTGGCTTCTCCCTCAATCATAATTTCAAGATAGGCCAAAACTTCAGAACGGTTGGCCCGTTTCAAATGGGGAATGTGCTTGATCATTTGGGATTCAATTTCCGCATGGCCGGGAACATAAATTCCATCTTTGTAAATGTGAAGCTGGTTATTGATTTTCACAATATGGTTGTTGTTCTTCAGATAGGTTGCAAATTTATCAAACAAGAAGGTGGAACCTTTGAAAAACACCGGTTTCTGAAAGGCATCATCCCGAAGAATGGTTTCCAATTCCCGATCTGACAGCGGATCAGATAGAATGTAACGGTTGATCATGCGGATGGTTTCACGGGCTTCTTCCTTTGTGAAATCCTCGCTTTGAAGCGTCAGAATGTAGTTGAACAGGCTTTGGTTTCGTCCATCCCCGGCTTCCATTTCCAAGAACTTCATGTTGGTTTTTACAGGGGTCAACCACTTGGGAAGAACCTGAATTTCATCTTCTGGACAATCCCAAAGGATAGGACGATCAACCCCATTGAAGCGCATAATGGCATAGCTGTTGTTCCGCCCAACCTTGGCATCCGTTTCAATTCCCACGGCCAAAAGCTGTTTTGTCCAGCTTTTTTCAACAAGCCCTTCAGGGTTCTTGAAGTAGAAATGCTTTCCCCGTGTGGTTGCATATACCCGGCATTTCAAATCCAAATCTTGGACAATTTCAAACAGCAGATCAGATGTTTTTCCATCGTCCACATCAATCAGAATGGTTTCATCTCCAAGAATTGCCGCATATTCATCAAGGTCTTGAACATCTTCAAGGGTATTCAGCCGTTTTCTTCCCTTGAACTTCTCAAGACACTGTTTGTCTTTTGTCGGGACATATCCTCTGAACAGTTGCATGGCTCAAATCCCCCCCTTCCCGATCAACTCCATAGTCTTTTAGGCGCTTCCACGCCAAATCAATGTAATACTGCCTATCCAGTTCATCAGGAACGGGAAGATTTGTCACATCATCATTGATAATGAAACAATGTTCCGGCGTATTTCCGAACTTTTCCGGGTTCTTTTTTCTCCCGTTTACCACTTTTCCAGATACTTTGAACAAGCCACCCTTGGAACGATCTTTGGACGCAAACACCCGAAAGGTTTTATCTGTCTGAACTTCACCGCCGCTGAATCTTTTTACAGTTTTTGAACGGCCTTTTTCGTCCCTGATTTTTTCCATAGTGATAACAGGGGAATAAAGCGCACATTCATATTTGCTGGAAACTTTTACAACCTTTTGGAAATCTCGCAAATCTCCACACCCCATAATGGTTTCTTCTGGTGTAGTTTTGTGGGAAAAGTATTCACTAATGGCCCGGTTGACAATAGGAAGGTCATAATCCAGATCAGACAAATTTTTTACATAAGCACCCTTGGCTTTGACCGCTCCGGTTTCCCGGTCAACCAAAAAATAGTCGTTTACATCTTTTTGATAAATGTCACCCATGAAGGTATCAAAGTCCATTTTCATTCCGGTTCTTTGCTCCCATTCCCAAACCACATCATCAATCTTTTCAAAATCTTGGTCATAATCCGCAAGTTGGACAATGATACCATCCGTGTTGTTCTGAACAAGTTTGCAATAGGGTTCAAGGTGTTCAACTAAATCCAGAAGTAGAAGTTGGCCGTTGATACAAATAGTGTTGTTGCTCATGGGGTCATAAAGGGCCGATTGCGGTTGCTTCATCTGCCCTGAAATGGCGTTGTCCATGATCTTGAACGGTTGACGGGCTTTTTTATCCCCCTTGCGTTTGAACTCAATGTTGCTGTCATGGATGAACTCAAAATTTTCAGGATGGTTCATCACCCGATAACCAATTTTGAATTGTTTTTGTAAAGAAGGATAATAGGCAGTAACATCAATCACCAGAAAAATTCCATGCCCATGATATTTGGGAATGGCCCCATGCCCGCCGCCCCAAGCGAAGGTGTGTGGAACACCGGCAACGGTTATATTTTCTTGGGCCTTACCATAATTGTGATTGACGGGATTCTTGTACCAATCAGCTACAAAGCGATATTTTTTCAGCCGCAAGCAATTCAAAATTGGAAAATCAAATTCATCATCAAAAGATTTCCCTTTCCCGTTTCCGCCTAAAATTTTAGCGGCAAGCTGGGCTTTAGTTTTACCGATACAATCATCCCCAAGATGAAAATGATTCACAAAAAACATGGTGGTGTTGAATTCTGCAATATTGCGAAGCCATACTTCAATAGTTTCATGCACATCATGGCGGCAATATTTGACCGTTTCCGCCAATTCTTCTTCTGTCAATGGGCGGTCAATGTCGAAGGGAACCGTGGTTTCTTTGATGGAATGGCCCATGAAGGCTTCCAGCGCTTTCAGGCTAATGGGCGGGTTCGGCATCACATCATAGTTGATTAGGGGGAAGTTCCTGAACAGGTCGGAAAACCGATAGCCGGGTTTATCATCAAGGATAATCCAATCATTCACTTTCTTTGGGTTGAACCCACACAAAATACCTTTCAGAATGAATTGGTCATAGTGGCGGTTATTATATCCGGCCCAAATAGTTCCCTTGTGCTTCTCATAGAAGTGGCTCAATTTTTCAGGGTCATTGATGATTACGGTTTCTTCCTTGTCGTTCAGATCAATCAGCACCACCAGCCAATCATACTTGAAAACCTCGAAGTCATAAAAAACCATCATTTCACCCACTTTCTAAATATTCTTTGGTGAATCAGTGATAACAGCCCCGCCACGGGAAGGCTTCACCTTGGGGCCAATGTGGGGCCGAAGCCCCACAAATAGTGCTTTAGTATTCTACTCTCAAAACAAAACGAATACTATATGTGCTCGAACAAGATATGAAAAAAGTTAGTTTTCAACCTCAAAAACTTCATCAATAGTGATGGAATTGAAACGGGAATCATCATAATCCACCGCATATTCCAAATTTCCGTCAATGGCTTCCATAATGTCAAGCACAAGCTGGGCAAACTGCTTGTAGCTGGTGAAGCTGACCGGAATCCCAGAATCCAGCTTATCAAGGAAGCCCATAGCGGAAGCAATCATATTCTTATCGTTCTTGGTGCCGTACAGAACCCGGTTCATAAAAAGGCGCTGATTCTTGTACTCACCGGACAGAATCTTGAAGGACACAGCCAGCATGGGGCGGTTGGGATCGGCTTTGGTGCCTTTAATCTCCATAGTTTCCACCTTGGCTTCATACTTGCCTGCCGGAATGGTGGGGAAATCCCCGCCGCCGTTCTTCTTGGCATCCTCCACATCGGCCTGAAGGCCCTTCAGATCAACGGTACGATCAATCTTGTCAAAATCAATAGCCATAATTTTTTACCTCCAAAAAAAAATGTATTTATTAAAGAGTTTTCAGAAGATCAGCCAACCCACCGAACAGAGTATCAAGCATCTTGGCCGCTTTGTCAGCCGTTTCCTTGGCCCGGTTCATGTTGTCAACTTCTTCTTTCGTAGGGGAAAAACCACCATTCGGGATGAACAGATCATCAGAAAGAACGGTGTTCAACAGATGATCAATGGCCGCTTCCGCCATTACATCACAGAAATCTTCATGGTGTTCGGCGTAATTCTGAATGGCGATCTTGGCGGCGGAACGGTGAAGTTCAATCAGGGTTTCACCGTCAGCACCGGGCGGGGGGGGGATCAAGTTGGCACACACCTGAATCTTGCGGAACAGGCCACGCTTTTCCATTTCAGCTTTGAAATGGTTCAGAGCATCACTTTTCATATTAGTTTCCTCCTTATATTTGATTGGAAATGATCTTACCTATTTCTTTAACGGAATGGGCTATTTTTTGACGATTTACCCGGTTCCCTTGAAGAACTTCCATAATAGCGGCGGCTTCTGTCTGAATATCCTGAAAGGCTCTGCGGTTACTATCAAGATCACTTTCATAGGCGATCAAGTCAGAATTCACTTTTCTGTCAGTATAATCAGCGGCCCTTTCCGCCTGTTTCACATGGGTTTCCAGCCATTTTGCGGCATCATATCCCATGCAATCTTCCACCAGTTCCAAGAAGTGGCGGAACTCAAATAGCGTGTAAACTGAACCATCCTTCAGGCTAATCACGCAAGGACAAGGATCAATTTTCATTATTCTTCACGCTTCTTCCGGGTGCGCCGGGGCGGGTTCACATCCATCTTGGGTGCGGGTTCCTCTGCCTTGGGACGATCCCACAGGGGGCAACCATCGGGGCCGCCTTCCTTATGGCATCTATGGTCGGCATCAATAGACGGGCAAAGGGGGATTTCCGGGTTTTCCTCATGTTGGGCAAAAATGCGTTCAGCGTCCGGGCATTTGGGAAGGTTGGTGGTGTCGGGTTCCGTCTGTTCCACAGGGGCGGAATCATCCGTTTCACCGCCGCCCGGTGTCCATGTGCCTTCAGGATCACCAGCCGCCGCTCTTTCAGCATCATCAACCCCTTCAGAATCAGGGGCCGGGGTTTCTTCCGCCTTGGGCTTTCTGCCCCGTCTGCTGGGCCGCTGTTCGCCGCTGTCAGCCGTTTCAGGGGCGGGGGTAGCTGGTGTATTGCCGCCACGCTTCAAGGCTCCTACGGCCTTGCTGTTGGCTTCCTCGTAGACTTCACAG